CTTAATAAAAGAAAGATTGAAGGAACACTTCTCTTTCATTCCGACCAAGGGTCACAATTTAAGGCCAGGGAATTTAGAAAAATAATTGATGACAACAATATCATGCATTCTTTTTCTAAACCTAGATATCCTTATGATAATGCCGTAACTGAAGCATTTTTCAAGTATTTAAAGCATAGACAAATCAACCAAAAAAATTATCAAAATATCAAACAGGTTCAATTAGACTGCTTTGAATACATTGAGAATTTTTATAACAATTACATCCCACATACGGCTAATCTAGGACTAACCCCTAATCAGAAAGAAGAAAATTATTTTAACGCAATAAAATAACACGGTTTTCTGTCTACTTATTTGACATTAGTCCAATAGTATGATTATTACTCAAGAGATTATTTTTATTTTAAATATAAAATAATTTTCACCATGTAATATTTCATACTTTATATTATACTTATTAAGTATATTCTTTACTATATTTAATCCTAATCCATTACTATTATCCAATTTTAGATCAAAACTAGCATCTAAAATTTTATTTATTTTCGAAATTTTATTTTTATCATATGAGTTTTCTATAAGTAACCAATCATTAGCTATTTTGATATTAATTATTCCATTTCGATTAGTATATTTTACTGCATTGCTAATCAAATTAGAAAATACAATATTTAGTGCCGTTTTTCCTATATAAATATTATAGTCTAATAATTCCTTATTAATATTTATTTTTTTTTGATTTACTAAGATAGAGTATTTTTCTAATACTTCATCTAATGTATCACCAACATTTAAATATTCTTCATCATTATTCAAGTCTTTTATAGAATAAAAAGATAATATTTGCGAGACATTCTTTGTTAAGTTATCTACAATATTAATACACTCACTGATATAAAAGTCTCTATCTTTATATTTTCCGATATTATATTTCATATTCTCAAGTAATATCTTTAGGCTGGAAAGAGGAGTTTTAAGTTCGTGGGACGCCCCCTTAAAAAAATCATATTTCAATTTTTCTAACTTTAAAATTTCCTTATTTTTAAATTCCAAATCATTAATTGTATTCAATAAAGCACAATATAAGTCATTGATTTGCTGTTTTAGTTGTCCAATTTCATCATTAGAACTAATTTTCAATCTTGTTTCTTTGTCAAGTTTTATCATTTTATCAGTAACCATAGTTATTTCTTGTATATTGTTTTTTATAGATTTAGCATAAATTAAAGAAATAACAATGGAAAAAAGAAATGATATCGATAAAGAATATGGTAAAAACTTAAGGCTCAAGTCTTTCGCGTCTTTTTGCATATCAGCTGTTGAAACAAATTGAAGATGTATTTTTTTGCCATCATGAAGTTTAATTTCCCTTTCTTCAATTATTAAAGAATTACTATCACTTTTTACATTAACATTTATATTATCATTTATTTGTAATTCATTTTTGTTATTATTTTTTTTTATAAATACCTTTATGTCACTACTTTTAGAATAAAGCTCCAAAGTTTGGTCTAAATATTTTAACTCTTTTCCATTCATATTTTTAGAAATTTCATCTGCCATAATGTGGATTTTTACTTTCCTCGTCTCCAAATATGTTTTAGGAAAGATAAAAAAGAATAATGAATGAACTAATATAATTAGTATTCCAAGAATAGAAAATATTTGTATGAACATTTTTGGGAATATTTTTAATTTCTTCATTTTCTCTCCAATTTATATCCTACATTTCTTATAGTAGTTATACAGTCTAATTGTAATTTTTTTCTAAGTTCTTTTATATATACATCTACTACTCGATCATAAGGGATCTCTTCGCTATCCTTCCAGACATAATCAATAATTTGCATTCTTGTTAAAACTTGTCCATCATTATCCAATAAACATTTTAGTATTTCGAGTTCTTTTGCATTTACATCTATTTTTTCATCATTTATTTTAGCTGTATAACTATTAAAATTTACCGAAAGATTCTTATATTCAAACTTCTCTAAATGTCCAAAATTCTTCTTAATTAAAGAATCTATTCTAGCCTTTAAAACAGGCAATGAAAATGGTTTTTCTACATATCCATCTACTAAATTAGTAAATGCATCAATTTTATATTCTTCATCACTAAATGCAGTCAAAATTAGAATTGGTAAATTGCTTTTCTTTCTAATTTCTTTCAACACTTCTAATCCATTTATAAAAGGTATCTGAATGTCTAAGATAACCAAGTTTATATCACTATTAAATTTTGACAAGGCTTCCCTTCCATCTTTAGCCTGAATAACAGTATATCCAAATTCTGAAAGGTATTCACTTATTCCCTCTCTTATCAACTTATCATCTTCAACAGTTAATATTTTCATAGATACCTCCATTTAAATCTATACATAATATTATACAGTATATTATTTGATTTTTATAAGTCAAAAAACATTCGGTGATATAAATCACCGAAAATTTTAATTATTATCAATTAATAACTCTTTTGGATTCTTTCTTAATGTATAAATTGAAGAAAGAATCAATGATACAAGAAGTACAAAACTCATAAATATAACTACATAAATTATGAATTTAGGTAATACATTTATATCTAAACCTGAAAGAGTCTTGTTGAATCCTTCAGCTTCTGCCCCCCCGCCTAATTGACTAGATGCAGATTGTCTAGCTATTTGTTTAGCTATATCGCCAGTAACTTTATTCAATATATTATTCCCTAGCTTATCAGCTGTATATTGAGCTAAGAAATAAGATCCAAGAAGTGCGGGAATGGATATAAATACCATCTCGATTATAAATTGACCAAAAATTTCTAATTTAGATATACCTAATGATAGTAATACTGCTATTTCTTTCTTTCTGGCATTCATCCATAAGAAAAGTAATAATGAAACTACAACTCCTGCAAATATTAATGAGCCAACAAATAATTTGTTTGAAATAGAATAGATACCGGATATAGATTGTTGCAGCGCAGGATAATTTGATGAACTTTTAATCAAATTATATTCTCTCCAATTTATATCTAGTTTCCCAAGATCTTTTATTACACTATCAAGATTCTTATCACCTTTTACAAAGAATGTTGCATCTTGGTATACGGCTGTATCTTCTGTATTACCATAAACTTTAGCAGCTGAATGAACGTCAGTGATTAGTGTATTTTCGTATAGTTCTTGTGCTGCACTTACCCCACCGCTATTATGACCATCAAATAAACCTTTAATTTCTACTTCTACAGTTTCATTTGCAACTTTTTCATTGTCAGCATCAAACAAATTAGATTTTATTTTTATTTTATCTCCAACTTTGAGATTGTTTTTTTTTGCCAAATCTTTATGCATTAAAATTTTATTTTTATCTTTATTTTCTAAATGCTTTCCTTCTACTAACTTATATGCTTCTGATACAAATTTTGTTTCTTTTGCTGAGTCATTAACCCCTGTTAACATAACTGTTCTCTTAAAATTCTTTGCTCTTTCAGGTGATTGATTTGCAAGTGTATCTTGAGTTTCAATTATATCATGATCAACTAGGTCTGCGACGCTGTTTATTCTTTTTACATAGGAGTCTATACTGTTTGTTTGAGATATCTTTTTAATATCTTCACCTTTTACATTTCCTCCACCCCTAGGTGTTCCTGGATTTACTTGTCTATTTATTTCCATAGAAAAACTGTTTGTTATATTAGCAAATGTTTCCTTAGAAGCTCTATCTGTGGCATCTTTAATAGATAAACTAATGATGCTTAAAGTTGCCATTGATAGAATAACTAATATAATAATTAATGATTTTAAGCTTTTTCTAGTTACATAAGCAAATGCATTTTTTATCATTATTCAACCTCCAAATTCATTTTATTTACTTTTTTCAACTTTTTACCACTTAGTTCTAAAATGATATCCGCAGAATCTGCTACTTCCTTACTATGTGTTACAACTATTACACATTTATTTCTATCTTGAGCTAATTCCTTTAATATATTAATTATTTCTCCAGCAGTAACACTGTCTAGGTTACCGGTAGGCTCATCAGCTAGTATTATTGGGGCATCTGATACCAGTGCCCTAGCAATAGCTACCCTTTGTTGCTGACCACCAGATAATTTCATAACATTTCTTTTTATTTGTTTTTTATCTAAACCTAATTCGAACAAGATACTCTCATCTACTGATTTATTTACTAGTCTAATATTTTCAATCGGCGATAAATAATCTATTAAATTATAATTTTGAAATACCAAAGATATATTATTTTTTCTGTGATTACTATATCCTTTCTTTTCTATATCTTCATTCTTAAACAAGATTTTTCCTGTTTGAACTTTATCAAGTCCTGCAAGTAAGGAAAGAAGTGTGGATTTTCCTGTTCCTGACTTCCCTACTATCGCATAAAACTTTCCAAGTTCAAATTTTTGATTTACTCCTGACAAAACTTTTTCTTTAGAATTTGCGTAACTGTAATTTACATTCTTTATTTCTAATATATCCATTATTTGCTCCTAACTTATTTTTGATAATATTTCTTGTGGTTTCTTAAATAATATTAATGAAGAGGCCATTACAACTGATAAAACAATAATACTTATTAATATTAAATAACTTTCTGCAAGTGTTGTTATGTTTAACATAAAACTGCTTTTATTTATTAAACTTCCACCGAAAATCATTGAGTTCTCTGAGTTAATAAATCCTTCTACAATTACTTTTAATAGTAGATTCCCTAAAAATAAGGAGGATATTATACTTGGTATTGATATGAATATTAACTCAAATATAAATTGCCTTATAATTTGTATCTTAGTTGTTCCAATAGATAAAAATATACCTATTTCATAAATTCTTTCTCTTAACCATAGAATCAAGATTAATGAAAGAACAACTATTCCACCTAACATAATCGAATAAGTCATTATTTTAATTATATGTTTTATTCCACTCACTGACTCTAAAGACTCTTCGAATGCTTTATTATCTTTCTTAATAGAATACTTTGACTTATCAATTTTAAAGTCTTTCAATTTGTTTAAGGCAAGCTCTGTAGATTCTAAACTACCAGAATACATTAAAATTTTATTTGCAATTCTATTATTCTCTGATTTATTTAATATTTCTTGGCTAGTTGAATAATCTACAAAAACCATATTTTCGCTAAAATCAGATGATAATCCTGTATATGTTTCCTGTTTTTTACCAGAAAAGATTCCTATAATTTTAAATTTATGACTTTTTATTTTTCCACTTTTTTCCGTATCTAGTAATTCAAGATCAATTTCATCACCCAATTTTAGTTTGTTTTGTTTAGCAAATTCTTCATGAACAAGAATTGAATTCTTATCATTTTCTTCTATATTTTTTCCTTCTTTAAAACTAAATACTCCACTACTAAATAAAAGATTTCTTTTAGTATTACTTGTAGCTTCTAGTGAAACAACATTTTTAAATTCGTCAGATAAATCTTCTCTATTTATACTTTGCTCACCACTAACTACTTTAAGATCTTTCAATTTTGCTAATCCATCATATTGAAATATTTTTTCTTCAACCTCTTTTATTTTTTCAATATTCTTAAATTGATTAATATTAAAATATTTACCATCTTTTTTTGTAATTGATATTGAAGAATTAGAACTTTCATATAAAGCCTTTTCTATTTCATTACTTGATTTCATTATTGTTAAACATGAATACAAGCAAGAAAGAACAATTGTTAAAATAGCAAATATAATAAGTGTTCTATTTTTTTTTCTGGTAATATATGCTATAGCATTTTTTATCACTTCCTAATTACTCCTCTCTATTTTTACTCCGCAACTATTGCATCCACTGGATTAATATTTTTACATCGCCTACAACTAATGTTTTTAAAACTATTTCCATTAAAAATTTCTTCATTTGACAAACTATCTCAATGATAGAGCCGTTTATATATGAAGTTACTGAATTTCGTATCTATTTATTCAAAGGAAAATCTCAAATAACTCATTATGAAGAATGCAATACGAAATCTAATTCTCATGTTTATATAGTTTTATTATCAAAAACTACCTAATGCTCTATTGAAAAAACTAGACTTAGGGTAGCGATGATAAACAATGAACTGATGTCTGGTTAAGGAAATAGTTATTAAGCAATACAGATTTTATGATGCATACTGGCTGTTTCAATAATCATCCCGTACTTGACAGTACCTATCTAATTTTACATAAGTTCACCTCCCAATTTAGCTTACAATAAATAGACATTTAACTCTTAAAGCGAAGAATTACGTTTACTAGTAAAATTATCAATCTATAAGTTACTAGACACCAGTGACAAAATAGTGTTGCCTAAATACTAGATTACATACCTTTTATGAAACGTTTATGAAATAAAATTTTTTCCATATTATATTAATTTTTTTATTTTCAAAAGAGCTATGCTAATTTCTTTTATCCCTTACTCTAATCCATTTATATGAAATTCAGTTGTAAAAATAAAGTCTTATGCTAACATAGTAGTTTATGTTTTATTAACGTTCTTTTGGGCGGCATTGGAGCGCATAAATTTTACGCAGGAAAAATAGGCCAGGTTTTTTTATATATTATTTTTAGTATTACCTTTATTCCTGGAATTATCGACCTTATCGAAGCTTTGATGGCTCTCGGAAAACAAACTGATGAATATGGAAATATCATCGTTTAATGAAACAAAAAGCCTCACGCTCAATTTTTGGTCGAGGAGAGCGTGAGGCAAGACAGTATAAGAAATAAGCATTAAATGGCTCGTTTTCTTGTAGCTATTTTAGCAAATTTAGAAAGGTTAAGCAATCTGAACGGCTCCCTGTCAAGTAGACAGTCAAATAATAAAAGATAAGTTATGCAACCTGATTCCTGAATTCTAGAGGAGTCAGGTTGTTTAATTTTGATTGATAACGTTGTGTGTTGTAGAATTCGATATAACGTGCCACATCATTGACCAACTCATCATAAGAGTTGTATTTCTTAAGGTGGTAAGACTCAGTCTTGAAAAACCCAAAGAAACTTTCAGTTGGTGCATTATCAATACATTTGCCAATCCGGGACATGGATAAGGTCAGACCAGCTTGTTGTATGATATAACGGTATTCTTTGGAAGTATATTGACTACCTCAATCGCTATGGATGATAGGTGTGGCTCCTGGATTGAGCTCTAGCCCCTTTTTAATGGTCTTCATAACAAGTGGATTTCATTGTTGTGACTAATCTCATAAGCGATAATAGAACCGTTATACAGGTCTTTAATCGCACTGAGATAAGCTTTAGCTCCCAGACCGTATTGAAGATAGGTGACATCTGTGCACCATTTCTGGTTATGAGCTGTGGCTGTAAATTCACGATTAAGAATATTTTCTTCGTAAAATCTGTCACCAGCTTTTGTACAAGCATGGCTAACACGACGAATGACTGAACTAATCCCCAGAATGTTCATCAATCAACGAATCCGTTTCTTGTTTTAAGTTGTCCCAAGTTGACGATTAATAAATGTTGTCATACGGCGATAACCTAAGATACCATTGTAGAGTCTACGAAGTTCCTTGATTTTAGCCATTAGCTTTGTATTTTTTGTCTCAAAATCTGTTTTTTGACGATTGAGCCACTTGTAATAGCCTGAACGAGACCCCTTCAAGAGTTGGCATAAGGCCTGAATAGGCACATTAGATTCCTCATCGTAATAATTCTTGATTACTTGGAACTCCGCTAAATGCTTACCTAGTCTTACCGTCTGTTTCCTCGTTTGATGTCTTCTAACTTTTTTAGTAAACTAACCTCGATTTCTAAGAGACGATTACGTTCCTCCAATTGTTTAATCTTGAGTTAAAGTTGCTCAATCTCGGTTAAATCAGGCCTACTCTCCAACCCTTTCACACGTCTATCAACCAAACCTTGTGAGCCATTCTTCTCAAGCTTACGCACCCAAGAATAAATTTGTTGGTAGGAAACACCAAACTTCTCAATAGCTGCTTGATAGTCTTTCCCATGGGCAATGGTGTAGTTAACAATCTCTACACGTTCTTCAAATGTGGCTTGCCTTCCTTGTTTCATACGGCTATATCCTCTACTAGTGGCTTTCAAGTCTTCACCACTAGTATACCGTTTTATCCACTTTTGGAGAACAGAGCGACTTGAGATATCATACCATTTACAAATATCTCTAAGAGAGCCTTTTCCATCAAGGTAGCCTTGAACACCCTGTTCTTTAGCTAATGTGGAGTATATCAATGGCGTATTTCCGTAAACGCGACAACGGGTGGGAATATCGAATATCGTATAAACATATAATAGGAAATATATTACTTTGCAATATTACTTCCACTAAATATCAACAAGTCATAAATCATTATAGTCAAACGCATGTGCAAGATACAGTAAAGCGTTTTAACATACATGTAAAAGCCTGCGTATCCATGGCTGTTCACGAGGGATATATAGAAAAAAATTTTTGTTTATTCACTAAGGTTAAAGCAAAAAATAAGGGGCGTAAATAGAGATAAAATTTCTTGAAACCAATGAATACTTACGCTTGATAAAAATTTGTAAAGAAAAATCACAACATCAATCGTATGCAGCGTTATACCTCATCGCTAAAACTGGCATGCGCTTCGCTGAATGTTTAGGTTTAACAGTTAATGATATTGATTACACTAACAAATATTTATCAATTAATAAAACTTGGGATTATCATTTCAACCAAAGATACCTGCCAACAAAAAACAAAAGTAGTATCAGAAATATACCAATTGACAATGATACATTATTTTTTTTGCATGAATTTACAAAAAATAAAAACGACAGATTATTCGACAAACTTTCAAATAATGCAGTCAATAAAACTATCCGAAAAATAACTGGTCGCGAGGTACGAGTGCACTCTCTCAGGCATACATTTGCAAGCTATCTAATTTCCATCTCTCAAGTTTTAGATCACGAGAATTTAAATATCACTTTAGAAGTTTACGCACATCAATTACAAGAACAAAAAGATAGGAACGATAAACTTAATCAGAGAAATTTGGGGCAAAATAGCTCTAAACCGCTATTTACATGCAATGAATATGTCCCCTGCCGGAATCTACTACTATTGTACACAATAGTTCATAATAGTCCAAGCGTTGATTTAATGGTTGTTTATAATAGTAAAAAGTTCAATGTAGTTTCATTTTTAATCTATTTTGCCCCTTTTTTGCACCCTTTCACCTCAATTCTCTCATAACGTCTTCCACTCTCTCAACTGTCACAACCTCTTCTTCTCTCACTTCTTCGTGTGGTAACACATAATCAAATATCTTTCCGTTCTTACGCACTATCGCTACTGTGTTCCCTGAAATATAGCCTTTATCAATCGCTTCTTGTAGCTCATCTATATATAACATATTTCATCCTCCTACTTATCTATTCGATAAAAAATCCCCAAAATAGACAATTTTAAATTTTTCTGTTCTGATAGACAAAAAGATAAATATTTTAAAAAAAAGTATTGACTTTATATAGTACATGTACTATAATTATATATAGAAAGGAGGAAGATATGAGAATATCAGAAATTGCTGATTTGCTTACTTCAATCGGAACTCTGTTGGTTGGTATAGCAAGCATAATCACAGCAATAAAAAAAGAACCTAAAAAGAAAAACCGGCCACGGAGATTCAAATAAGGTTCTAGTAGTAGTTTGGGGCTCAAGCCCCTTGCCACTACTGATAGTATATCATATCTAAGACAAATATGAAATATTTGATTATTTTCGCAATTTGTTTAGTTGTATTTTACTTTATTAACAAGGATGATTGAAATGGATAAAGAATTAACACCTCAAGAAAAAGCAAATAAAAAGTGGGCAGAAAACAATAGAGAACATAGAACCTATCTATCAAAACGATCTACTGCTCGTAGTTTTATTAACAAAAATGCTACAAAAGAAGACTTATTAGAATTAAAACAATTAATTGAAAGCAAACTCTAGACACACAAAAAAACCGCCCTCAATAGAGAGCGGTTAATATTTATTTCAGTTTTTCTTTGACAACATCTACTGCCTCTTCAACAGCATCTTTAGCATCATCTGCTAGTTCTTTACCTTTAGCAATTGTTTTTTCGACAAAACCTTTTGCCTCTAACTCTTTATCGCCAGTTAGCTTACCAGCTCCTTCTTTTAGGCTACCTGATGCTTGTTCAACTTTTGATTTTAGTTTTTCTTGTGACATAATGTGTCTCCTTATTATTTTTATTAATTATAACATCTATATCTTTCTTTAGCAAATAAAAAAGCAAGAACAGCTAGTATCAGGCGATTCTTGCTAAAAATTTCTATTTTTTTGAATTTGTAAAAGTAGTACACTTTATCCCATTAATCATTGCTTTAACAGAATCATAATCTTTAAAACCTAAAAGCTTTGCCCTACTGTCATCTTCTTTACAAAGAGCCTTCAAACTAGACTGTATATTTCTCCATTGATATTTGGAATTAATAGTATTTACAAGATAGACTACAATAGCAATAATAACGGATAACTTATTAGAAGGTTTAGTCACGTTATGTTTAATTATTACTGTATCAATATAATTTCTCCATTCTGAACGAAGTTTAGGCTTTGTTGTGATTTGAATATCCAGTACATTTGAATTATGAGCACATACATTTCTTATGAAATTCAAACATTTAAGCCACGAAACAAGTTCTTCTGGTGTACAACTGTAATATTGACAAATCTGTTTAATGTTCTTCTCACTCATGATTGTTAAGATTGAAACGATGTCACCAAACATCAATAAATCAATAGCAAGCCACACTGTTGGGAATCCATCTAGATCAAGGTTAATTGATTTTTGTAACTCAGTTAGTTGAGATTTTCTTACAGTATTCAATAAATTCTTTTTAATCCTAAATTGTCTTTTTTCAATATCATATTTTGTAAACTTATTCCTATTAGCCCATGAAGAGAAATTTAAATATCCGAACGCCCCATATCTATCCCCAAAAACAAAAGAAATTTTTGTTTTAATAGACACTTCAATTTTTTCAATAGCGTGCAGTAGATAGATTCTTAAGTTTTTATCCTGATAATATCTTGCCAAAACTTCTGCAAACTCAATATTATCATATAAAATATCCTGCTCCTCACCATCTTGTTGCTTTATTTCAAGTGGTTTTGCAAATTCTTTAATTCTATAATAACTGATATGTTTGATTTTCTCTACATCATCAGCTTTAACAATTAATCCACGTTTTTCAAGTAGTCTAATTTGATCTTCCCATGTCAAAGCTAAAGGTTGTTTCATAACTCTCCTAACGATATAAAAAAAGCCCCATATCAGAACGTATCTGCCTATAAAGGAATGGGGGGTTTGTCTTGTTAAGATAATTATACTTTTTTTAAAAATAATGTCAAGCCACAAAATCGTGTCTTGAAATTTATAAATTCAAGCAACCACAACATATTGGATGATTATATATAAAAATACATTTTTAGCACAATATATTGTTGAAAAAATTTTGTTGCATTCACTATTGATAACAAAAACAGCCCCCGCAAAGCGAGGGCATTTGTCTTATCTTAAGGAGTTTTACCTCCATAATTTTTTGCTACCGACATTTATGTCGCTCTGTTGGTTTACATATCTGTTGCATCAATTAAGTAAGCATCTTCTACCCACTGATTAGATTGAGAAGCGTTAATACGTGACCATCCATTTACTTTTTCGTAGACTCTTACACGAGTTCCTGCTTTGATAAACTCTTTATCTGTGCTACTTGCGTTTGGCTTAGACTCTATATAATAGTCTGTGCTAAGGGTTGCTTCGTAGTACGGCGTATTTGAGTTATCTAGCTTAGTATTAACATCTAAACGCTGATTAAAGCTAACTGCTTCTTGCGGTTTATCTGCTTTTGGTAAAGTCACTTGACTATTGTCGTCAGCTAATAAAACGACATTTTTATCTAGCCCCCCAGCGATTCCGACGCTTGTAAATTGCCACCAGCGCACGCCGTCCATTGATGGAAAATAGTCCCACAGTGGGTCTTTTCGTACTTCGTAGTCTGGATAACCAGCTATCCAAATGCTGTTTGGGTACTTAGCGATAATTTGCTGATAATCAATATTATTAAGCGTAAATGGTTTATAGCTGTAATAAATAGGCTTATATCCAGCGTTTGCAATTTTATCCATAAACGCAATAACTGCATTTGTGTTAGCTTGCTTGTCTGCGCTTGCGGAATCTTCATAGTCAATGACTAAGTATGATACTTTTTTGCTTGGTAAGTTAGACAAAAATAAGTCTGCTTCCCGTTGCGCTAAAGCACTATCACCGCCAAAACGTCCAAAGTGGTAATAGCCAATTGGGTCGCTTGTGTTTGCTTGTTGTTGATGTCTGTCAGACAGCCAAGCAATTGACTCGGATACCTTGATAATCGTTTTTGTAGTGCCCGCCTGCTGACAAGTCGTTGTTAAATCTGCTTGTTGATAAGCTGATACATCGATAAAGTAATCACCTTTATTTAAACCAGTATTACCGGTTACAGTAACAGCGTTTTTAAAGCTTTTTGGTCTAAATGCAGTTGGGTATGTTGCGGAGTATGGGATTTTTACAAGATTGTATGCGCCATTAGCACCGCCTTGATTTTGCCCCAAAAACCAGCCATATCCGCCTCCTGCATCGCTGTCAAAAATTGCTACATGACTGTAAGGCGTTACACCGTCAACAACCATAAAAATAGCAACATCACCAGCTTGCATAACTTCCACTTCATCAAAATAGTTTAAGATACCATTTTCGTGACGTTGCTCCCATATATCCCTTGCGTATCCTGTATTTGTACAGTTTGCGTATGGCAGTCCTAGATACTTACAGTAATCTGCGTAGCCATCCCAACATTGTGCACCGAAAGACCCATCAATATCATAAGCGTTACCATTTGACCTGCTTTTATATTCTTGATAAGTTGCCATTTACTCCTCCTTTCCAAAAAGTAAATAAATCGGATAAATAAAAAAAGCAATCACTGCAAGCGGTATGTACAGTATTGCTATCGCTAGTACCATTGCTATTTTAGTGATTGCTCGCATGTCCCCTCCTATTTTTTTGGCTCGTGGTAATTCAATGCTTGTTCGCTATCTGATAGCCCTTTTGTTGTTGGGTCTGTCACAACTCCAAGCAAAACCAAAAGCGTTACTGCTGTGTTGGCAATATCCGCAATATTTGATGGTAGTTTAATACCTACTTGCTGTGCTAGCAAAAATATAGCTCCTAAAATAGCCATCAAAGTTACTTTGTTTTGTAGTCGTAATTTTAAATTAATCATATTTATTTCTCCTATTAAATAATGTTTTTATTTGTTCCTTGTTGACAATGATGTCGTCTTCTGTTTTTCCGAGTCGTTGCTCGTGGATATCCAAGATTTTATGTATCTTTTCCCTGTCACGCTGTGAGTCTTTTAGTTCGTAAGCCAGTTCTTTTATTGTGTCTTTAAGGGCGCTCATTGTATCTTCGTTTTTTTGCATCGCTGTTTTAAACGGATTAACAACAAACGCCCACAATCCAACTACCGATAAAATCGCCCCGCTTGCTGCGCCAATTTGTAGTATGTCAATGTTCATTCATTGCCTCATTTTCCTTCTGTACCAACCGTAGAAACTTCAATTAGTTTACGTACTCGCTCTCGACAAAATGCTGGAACGTCATCAATAGTAATCCACCCTAGTTCAATCTGCATTGCAAAGTAATTAATCATCATTGTTTTTTCTCCTTTTTTGTTTTTAAATATGTGTACTGCTATTTTCGCTAGCGTTGTTAAGCGTTGTATCATTCAATTTCCCTCCGTCAGCCATTGTCTTAATCAAATCGTTAACAGTTGCTGACATCAGTTTAATCATATTTTCCGCTTTATCTGATTGCGCCTTTGACTTAGCAATTGCGTCATTAATTTTTTCAAATTGTTCTGCTTCTGCTTTGTCTTTGTAAAGTTGCTCAAAGATAAGCTTTTCACACGTTTTTAAAGTTTCGGCAAATTTTTTGTCGTTTTCTTCCGCTGGTAGCGTCACTTCAAAGTTTGCTTTAATCGTGCTAGATGTATACGATAAAATTGCTTTAGTCTCCTTTATACTCTTGTCTTCCAGTAAAACCGGGTATCTATTCAAAAATTCAAGCATAATTCCTCCTTTTATATTACCCAATTGATTTGTCCTTTTACGTTGACAGCCCATTTTGACGGGTTAAACCACAAAATGCGACCGTCTGCACTAACTTGTATATTTAATACATTTAATTGCACAGTCCACGCAGTAACCGCAAACATCATTTCATTCGGGATTAAATTCGTCGGCATAGAGCCCACAGTAAAACTATTTATTCCATTTGTTGCAAAGTCATATTTAATAGTGACCATACTCCCGATTTTTCTGTAATTAAAACCGTTTCCGATAGATTGCCAACCAGTATCTTCTATTGCCGGTGTAGCTTGTGGTAGACTATCCTTTTTAGCGTACTCACTCCAACCGCTCCATGACCCATTTTCCAAAACTCTTGTAAAAATGGTTTTGTTCGTGCGGTCATAAAATTGTTGATAAGCGTAATTGGCTGTCTCGTGTCTTACAACTGTTACGTACCCAGGACCTGCCCCAGCCGGTCTATTAGCACCTCTAAATACACAATAAAAACCTGTGTCTTGCAAGCTATTTAGGTCGGTGTCGTCATGTCTAAAAGAGCCACCATTATTTAAAGCAAGTGGTTTTTGCTGTATCGCCTTATCGCCACAATAAATAGTACCGTCAACATAAACATCGCCTTTGGCATCAATAATGCCATGTTCCCAAATTTTCCCAAATGCAACACCAGAAGGTGCTTTAGTTACAAGTACAAACTCACTTGCAACTGGTTGTATTATTGGTGTTGCTGACATTAGGTTATCACTCACCGAAATCTTAACAAGCCATGATTTTGACTTGTCATAAGTGCCGCCAAGATTTAAAGGGGCGCCTGACATTTGGGAAATTGTTGACCAGGTATTTGTAGCTGCGCCACTATCAACTGCATAGATACCAGTATTGTATGGTGCAACAGATACCGACATTTTGAGTTGGTTTTTTTGTATTCCACCAACTATAATTGGTGCAATCTTAACAAATGGCAAGACTTGTAAAATGTCAGGATTTTGCTGAGACCTGACTACTTTTGCACTTGTAACAATTGGTAAAAAATAATCAATGACATTAATTTTTGTGTCAACTGGTTCTGATGTTAGACCTCTGCTATCAGTTACCGTTGCTCTGATTGTTGCTGAACCAAAAAAGTCCAATTTATCAAATACGCTACCATTACCGATAATTGAGTTACTTTTCCCGACAATTTCAGCATTATAACTTGTTATTGTTGAACCGTTGTTTCCAATAGCTGAGCCAAAATCAACTTTAACTTTACTTATAATCCTAACAAAATTGTTTCCACTAACAATGCTACTAGTTAAAGTATTTGTATCAGATAGAGTGATACTTGACAATTTTGGCTTATAAGTAGCTGTATTAGGTATTGTTATTGATAAAGTATATTTTGTCTCACCAATCTTTGCTGATCCATCCATCGTCTCAACAATCAGATTACCTGTACCAGTTAATTCATTAGGCAGTAAATTAGCAAACGTTGGCGGTATAGTCCACAAATAGCTAGTACCAACGCCAGTTGCGATAGTACCTGTACTACCCTTAAAATCATATTTCAAATTGTGAGTAAATGACGTTGAATATCTATTGATTGTGATAGTTACTGCATTACCTAGCACACCACTAATAGCACTTGATACACTAAGTCTATTAATTTTAGGTAGCGAGATAGACTGATTTGCAGTCGCTTCACCATAATTGCTAAAGTTTATTGGATAATATGCTGAAATATTGAATAGTGGTTTATTTCCATCTGAATTATGATTAACAATGTAATCTTTAGCAAATAATAGTTTTCTCTGTCCGTAATTTATTGATGGATTAACATTGATGGTCTCAGCTCTACCATCAACTGTTATTTTTAAAGGTCTAGTTTCACCTATTGAAATATAGCCATAACTAGACATTTTTAAAAAAACTTGTACATTGACTGTGCTTGTATTACTTGCGATATTTGGCTTATTCCAAGCAGACAATATTTCAAGTGTCAGGTTATTCCCCCACGACCTACTATATGTAGCAGTTCCCATGTCTCACCTCCTAACTATTTCTAATTGCTCTGATAACATTAAATAATGGATTTCTGTCATAGACTTCTTCAACAAAATTTCCAATTTGTATACGCTCTGTAAACAGTCCATTTTTTATTGTTAAGGTATCACCTGTCAATGTCATCTGAGCAACACCATTTGTCACAAATGAAATGCTGTCATTTGATAGAAATAACTTTGCTTTTCCGCCTTTGTCACCGATAGCAACGCCCTCTTCACCAATCAACGTTTCATTGTTGATAAAGCTAAATCTTGCACTTGCCTCACCTAATAGTTGTTTAAACTCAGTTGTACGATCAAACAATTGAGCGATGTCGTTTGCAACTTTTTGCTTTTCGTCTATCGTATTTAAGTCATACCAAAGCTTCCACTTAGTTTCAACTTCACTGAGTGTATTCTGCATAGCCTCAGCAATTGCATTTTCTCTTGCTATAGCAGTTCTTTCTTCAAGAGCTAGAATTTGTGCTTGGGTTAATTCTTGATCAGCTT